GGCCGGGGTCATTGGATTGGTATTGGGAGTCGGGCCAGCCCCAGGTATGGCTTCTGCCGGAGATGCGTCCTGGAGCTGTCCCTGTCCACCGGGAGAAGGAGGTAACCCTAATGAACCTTCTGGCGTGCCGATAATTGGCGGTGCGTCTTGGTCTTCAAACCCTGCGGATTTGAGTAATTGGTCTGCGACTGGTGCGGTCTGCGGGGTGGTGGCAATCACCATGGCCGACTGCATGGCCGAATACTGAGCTTCAACACTCTTGGCCACGGCCTCGACACGGGTCTTAATGGTCTGGGCCTCAAGCAGAGCCTTCTTGGCCTCGGTCAACGGGTCGCCACTGGCTGCGGCTTGCTCTTCGATGGCCTGGATGATTTCGTTCTTCTTGGACAGGGAGCTTTGGGCCAGGATGAACTTGTCGGGAATAGCGATACCCTCTTTCCTCATCTCAACCGCCTGCATGAACTGGTTGTCCTGGAAGGTGGCAGTCGTCGGCACGTCCGTAATCACGACATCGTAAGTGCCAAGGGTAAGGTCATTGAGGATCTGGCCAGTAACCGGGTCTTGCTGGTTGACCACAAGCGGAGTATGGGTGACCTGTGAAGGGTCGGACTCATCCGTAATGACAAGGGTTCGCTCTTCAGTGTAGAAGTCCTGCACCAACTCAAGGAGCTTGCCGGTCGCCAGGTGACGGGTACGAGCCAGGTTATCCATTGGCCCGCCAAGCTGGGCCTGCCCCTGATACTGCTTGGATTGGAGGGCAACACCTGACACCTCGGCCCCATCATGGCCTTGCATGGCGTCGCTGATGCCGGAGATAGTTTTGATGGCCATCTCGGCCTTGTCCGCAATCCGGTCGATACCTTGCGGCACGCTGTTTGGCAGAATCTTGACGGGTGCGGCTGAACCTTTCTTGTGGACCAGCACCAAGCCAGTCTTGGCCCCTTGACTCTCAAGGTCTTGAGGGCTGATGTTGACAAGGCTGTTTTCTTCAACCATCCAGCCACTGTTGGCGCTTGTGTTGGTGATATGAAGGTATTGGCTGGTCGTCTTGTTCAACAGCTCTTGCGGACTGATGGCGTTGTCCACCATGCCCCGAGTTTTGCCCCGCCTGAAGTAGGGGAAGTAGGGGATAATGGTAAATGAGCGGTATGGGCTCCAATCGTCATGCAAGACGATGTCGGAAGTGGTGACCGTCCATCGAATACGCTTGACCATGCGTTTGGTGATGACAGCGCCCTGTTGCTTAAACTCGTTAATGGCTTCAGGGGTTATGTCTTCTTGGAGCTGGACAATCTCGCCGGTCGCCGTATAGACAGCCACCTTGCACATGGCATAGACTCGGTGTTGACGGTCAACCACTGGAACCCTGAGAATATGCGCCTCTTCATCCCCGGTGCTGAGGTTGGTGTTGACCGCGTTGTCACCAAACCGATTACGGTTATCCAGGTCTTCCGAACCAAGGGCAGTAGTGGATGATGACGTTTGTCCCACGCGGTCGGCAAGCGCTTGGCCGTAAATCTGAGCAATGTCGTCAACGGTCATAAACCGGAACAGAATCACATCCGCCCAACCTTCAGGGTCGTAGGTGTTTGCATCGGGATCCGGGAGAACGTCCAACGGGTCCGGCGTTTCGATTGCGATTGAGCCCTGCATGTTGTCTGCAAACTCAATCCGAACATCGTAATAGCCACGCTGTTGAATCATGCCGTCAGAGAACAACTGCGTCTCATGCCACTGAAACTTGATGGCGTCGCAAATCTGCATGACCACCTTGGATAAGGTGTCGCTCATGTTCTGCTGTAGTTCGCTGGCACCCCGAGGCTTGAACGAGATGTCAACCCGGCTCTTCAACTGCATCCCGATAGCGGTATTGACCGCCGGGAACACACCATTGACCTCGATGCACGGTCTGCCTGCATCTTCAATGGTTTTCCTGTCCTCAGCCGTCCACTGCAAGCCGCCGCCGAGGTAAATATCCTCACACCGCCGCGCTTGGCTGACATAGGTACGGTGTCCCCTGTCCCGGACATACTGATAGCGTTGCCAGTTACGGGTAGCTACCTGTGTCTCAGACGGCTTGGGCTCTTGTTTGGTTTGTGTCTGTACCATGGAAGATTCCATTAAAATGACATGTGTGTCAGTCCTGCTCTGTTCCCGCTGGATAGCTTCTTGAGCCGGTCTTTCCAGCTTGGCGGTTGGTAAACCTTGTGGTTGATGATCGCCACGTCCCTACCACTCATCACCAAGTACCTGAGACAGTCCATGAGATGGTCGAAGGTCTTGACGATTTTGCCTTTCTCATCCCGGCGATAGATGCGGTACTCGTCAAAGAGAATGGACAGAGAGGCAAACACCTTGATTCTGCCCTCGCTCAACCCGGTGTAGACCTTGTGAATCCCTGCCTCAACCGCGTTAAGGGCCGGGCTCAGCTCAAGACCAGCGTCCGTGTACTCCTGCATCAACTGCGTGCCATCCTTCTGGCTGCGCCCACGGCTGGCAGGGTCAACAACCCCTGGAATCCAATCGCCCTTGGCCTTGATGGCTGCCGAATGAACGGCTGGCTCAACCTGTCCACGCTTGTATGCTGCGTAGATGTAGAGCGTGTCTGTATCTCGGTCCCAAGCGCCCCAAATTGCCGCCGTGTTGTTCCAGCCCACGTCCATGGCATAAGCTCGCGGCCAATGAATCGGCATCTCGAAGTCACGAACTGTGATGTCCTCTTCAAGGATGGGGTAGATAGCCCCGCTGCCCAACTGAGGCACACCTTTAGACCTTGCCAACCGTTGATGAGCTGGGCAGGCCTTGAGTAAAGCCGTCTTTTCTGCCGGTGCCAGATGGGGAGCATCATCCCAACCAGCCATGATGAGGTACTTATCACCAATCGACTCTTGCCCGTCTGGCACCTTGCCACCTGGCAGGAAGGATAGGACGATTGGCGTCAACCCCATGAGAGGCGTGAAGGTCAGTGTGACCCGCCCGGCTCCGTTCCCCTCCATGGTGTCCATGGTCCTAAGCAGGCATTCCGTGTAAACGTCCTCGGGACACTCTTCATCCAGCCAGATGATGTCTTGATGCGTCCCTTGAAACGAGCGCCGCCCCTGGTCGTAACTTTTGAAGACCAGCGTTGAGATACCGCCCGATATGTGCCTGACCTGGACAACCTCAATGGCATCAGGCACAGACCCGGCTTTGCTCTTGGGCTTACCAACGATGAGGGAGCCTGGAATCATCCCCGTGCCATGCTCACCAGGCGGACCGAGCAACTTGAATTGCCCGATGTCCCTTACCGTTTGTGTTGTATCCCCCGCCGCCCATGCCCTGACGGGGTTAATGAACCGCGCACCTTCCCACCATGGCGGGTACTGCCCGGTGAGGTGGCAGGCCATTTCATAGGCCCCGAGTTCCGACTTGCCAATCCTGTTTCCCGCAATGATGGCCCGTTCCCGATATTCGTAGCCCGCCGCGAAGAACCTGGTATGGACGCTGTAGAGTTCCCGCCGAAGCGGCCCCGTGTCTGGGTAGTATTGGTCAATGCGTTTCGCCTTATGCCGTCTGGCAAGGTCTTCCGTAAGCGCGATAAAAGCCCGTTCAGCAGATAGGTGAGGGTCAACGTCTTCAAGGCCGGTAAGCACATTACGGACCCAAGGCAGGCAGCTTAACCGCCCCTGATGCCACAAGGTTCCTGAGCCGAGTTTCAACCTCTTCATCACTCATGGCTTTGAGGGTGGCCCCCAGGTCATGCTTGAGGTTCACGTTCTCCGTGAAGTCAGCATTCGACTTGCCGAGCAACTCAGCGGCCTTGAGCCTGTTCTTCATATCCTCGCCAGTGTCCTGCATGACAGATGTCCAGAACTCTTGGCGCTCTTGCCGGGAGGCGATGGTCGCCTTGACCTCTTTCCCTTCCCTGGCTTTGATGGCTGCACAAATGGCAACATTGGTTAACAATCTGGAACCAGCTACCTTTGGCTGTTTGTACCCAGCTTCCCGTGCCGCCTCGGTGGCGTTGCCCTTGTAGCAATCAATGAATTTGATTTGCCCTGGTGTGAGTGCGGTGACTTTGCCCATGTCGATTAGCCAAAAAAAAAGCCCGGTTGCGTCTTGGCTCATGTTGGGCATGAAGTCAAAAACGCAACCGGGCTTAAAATGATTCCCCAAGATTGGGGGTTTTAGAGCGATTCCGGTACTGCTATGTCTATGGTACTACTGTTTACGATTTACAACGTACTCTTCACGATTGGCCTTGGCGTGCTGTGGGTGGCCCTGAAAGAAATCGACTGTCAATATGACCTGCCCGGTGTGTTTGGTGTCCAAGCAGCTCTGGAAAAGGCCGTCCATGTACTGCGCGATAATCTCACGTTTTGTCGGCTTTATGTCATTCGGCATCCTTGCTCTCCGTATTTATTGTCTCCATCTTACATGATTTTCGCACTATTTAAAGTATTTTTTTCGGTGGTAATAAAGCGCACGACCGTGTGGTTGACGACATGTCTTGTCTTCTGGGGAGTGGCCACGCAGGGATTGAGTGCGATACAGGATTGAACCGATACCGAAAATAATAAGATGACGTGCGATTCGGCAAGGAAGGGGAAGAGGAGGGGGCAGAGGCGACGCGGAGGGTACAGCCGTAGGCGAATGACTCCTTACGCCGCCCGAATCTCAGCTAAAAGCTCAGGATGACGATCAAGCATCTTCAAAATCAAAACTGTCGATTTCGATGGTTGGCGGATCCCGCGCTCATATTCAGAAAAGGCATTGATCCCACCGCCAAAGAGAGCTGCCGCCTCTGCCTGCTTCAAGCCAAGACGTTTGCGGATAGAACGAATAGTTGCCGCCTCTTTGGCATCAATGGCCTTCATGGCCGCTGCCACCTCGTCAGAGAATCGTTGTGCATCATCGGCACTGACAAACTCGCTCTCTTCACAATCAGGACAATACCATCCAGGCAATGCCTTAACCGTGATTGTCTCCCCCTTGTAGATCATGCTTTGGTCTCTGGTGTCCATCGTCATGTTCTTGCCGCCACATGCGCCGCACTGTTTAGTTTCCATCGCTCATTTCTCCTTGAACTGAATGATTACCGCCCCATTACACAAGGTCATTTTCACATACGCCGTCAGGCCGTTCGGGCATGGGGCATGATACACGTCTTGCCATAGGGTGTGATCGGCAATAGTGGTCATGGATTTGTAAAACATCTCTCGCGAAAGGGTGAGGACGACACCAACCGCTTCGTCAGCGGAAAGGCCCATGGCCAAGCTGTTGAACAACGCCGTTCTGGTAAAGGCCATCTTGCCGAGCCTGGCGACAACCGCTTTGATCTCATCCAAATGGTAATGGGGTTTGTTCTTTTCCATGTTCAATAAAATAACGCTTTCGGTTAATTTGGTCAACTCACAAAAGTAACTTTATCGGTTAATTTCTGAAATCAAGCCTGGTTTCTGTATTTCAACAACTCCCATCTCGAATTTACAGTATGTATCTTGCTGATATTATTTGAATAATATTTTGATAGTGCAAACTGTGAAACTCAATCTTTTGTTTTGGCGAGTTATCTAGTAGCCAACATGCTGTTATTATTATATAAAGTTAAAAACTATTAAACTTTTCACAAACTCCTGGAAAAAGGGGAAACGAGGCCACCTTTGCCTCGCGCATCGGCGCAAAATGTGACATGGCCTCACGCGCATCCGCCCGCGCTTTGTATTAAG